GAACACTCCCTTGGATGCCATTGATATAGCATTGGCTGAAAAGAAGTTAGCGGAGTTTCAGAAACAGATGTGGCACATCATTGATGCTCATGATTATATTCATGGCTGGCATATTGATGCCATCTGTGATCATCTTGAGGCTGTAGCAAACTTTGAATTACCAAGACTTGTAATCAATATCCCACCTAGACACATGAAATCGATTAATGTTTGTGTAGGATTCCCTGCATGGACATGGATAAAGTCACCTGAAAGACAATTCCTTTATTCCTCATATGCAGCCAGTCTGTCAATGCGTGATAACATCAAATGTAGACGTGTTATCCAAAGCCCTTTATATCAGGCGCGATGGGGTAACAAGTTTAAGATGACTGGTGATCAGAACACCAAGACACGTTTTGAGAATGACAAAGGTGGCTATCGAATTGCAACATCAGTTGACGGTACAGCGACTGGTGAGGGTGGTGACATAATTGTAATCGATGACCCTAACAACGTCAAAGAGATTGAATCGGATACCACACGTGATGCTACCAATACTTGGTTTGACGAAGTTATGCAATCACGTTTCAATGACCCCAAGAAAGGGGCAATGGTTGTTATCCAGCAGAGAACACATGCACTTGACCTTACCGGACACATCCAAAGAAAGTATGGTGAGGCTTATCAGTTTTTGGTATTGCCAGCTAAATATGAAGTTGAGTCCCGCAGACGGATGGCTTTGCGTACCTTTCATGGGTGGACAGACCCTAGAAAGAAAGAAGGGGAATTGCTCTGGAAAGATAGGTTCGGGGCAAAAGAGATTGCTACCCTTGAAGTCGCATTAGGGCCATATGCCGCAGCAGGGCAGTTACAGCAAAGACCAGCACCTAGAGATGGTGGAGTTGTGCCATATGCTAAGTTCCAAAAGTATAGCAAAGCACCATCTAGAGAGCTATGGAAGTCTTTAACCCTTTCTATTGATTCAGCATCAAAGGAAAAAGAACTGCATGATCCATCTTGTATTGAAGCATGGGCAGAAACTGATTTAGGTAGTTTCCTGCTATGGGTGTGGAAAAAAAGAGTAAAATTCCCTTCTTTGTTAACCAAAGCAAAAAGCGTGATTGAAGATTGGAATCCTACCAACGTATTGATTGAGGACAAGTCTAGCGGTGTGTCCCTTATCCAATGTCTGCGTGATAGGGAAAATGGCGGTTACGGTAACATCATTGCTATAGACCCCGGCACCTTTAGCAAGATAATCAGGATGGAAAACGAGGCAACCGCTATAGAGAATGGTGTTGTTTGGATACCAGAAACAAGTGATATCATTGTAAACAATGGATTGAGTTTATATAGAACAAACTGGCTACCAGACTTTGAAGATGAGTGCATCGACTTTCCTAACGGGGCACATGATGATCAGATTGATCCCATGAGTATGTATTTAAAGCATATCCGTGAAAAAAGACAACGTAGGCCGATTGCGGTGTGCCCTGTCGTTTCTCAATTAACCACTAAATCACATTGGCGGGATTAAATCATGGCACGTACAAGTCCAATCAAAAAGAAGGCAACCGGATCATTAACAGAATTTGGCTCTACTGGCCTTGATGCCTTTGGGGGCTTTGTTAATGAAGAGAAGCTTGATAAATTGTCGGGTTCACGTACTGCCAAGGTATATGAGGAAATGGCAAATAATGACCCTACTGTTGGGGCTTTCTTGTTTGCCATTGAGTCTTTGATTTCAAATGTGAAATGGGATGTTGAACCAGCAAATGCTACTCCAAAGGCACTAGAGATTGCTGAGTTTGTTAAGTCCTGTAAAGATGATATGGAACATTCATGGAATGATTTTATAAGTGAAATCCTTTCCATGCTGACACATGGCTGGTGTGTCAATGAGATTGTCTATAAGTTCCGTAAAGGAACTGATGTGAATAACAAGGCATACAAAAGCAAATACAATGATGGGTACATGGGATGGCGCAAGTTGCCTGTCAGAGCACAAACCACCTTGAGCAAATGGTACTTTGATGATTTCAATACCGTTACCCATTTTGAACAAATGGTGTTCAAAGCCCCCTTCACTATAAAGATACCTAAAGAAAAGATGTTGATGTTTAGAACCAAGTCACGCAAGAACAATCCTATGGGACGTTCTATTTTGCGTAATGCCTATCGTCCTTGGCTGTTCAAGAAACGGATTGAGGAAATCGAAGGTGTTGGTATTGAACGTGACTTGGCTGGTCTTCCTGTAGCCCATGTTCCATCAAATCTACTTGCAGCCAATGCCAATGCTGAAGAGAAAGCTTCTTTAGCTGCGATTACAACACTGGTTACTAATATCAGACGTGACCATCAGGAAGGTGTTGTCTTTCCTATGGTTTATGATGAAAATGGTAATCTTCTTTATAAATTGGAACTTCTTACCACTGGTGGTACCCGTCAGTTTGATACCAGTCAGATTATAGATCGCTATGATAAGCGTATTGCTATGACTGTACTAGCTGACTTTTTGTTTCTTGGGCAGAGTCGTGTCGGCTCTTTTGCGCTGTCTAGTGATAAGACAGATTTATTTAGCGTAGCCATTGGCTCTTTCTTAGGAATGATTGTTGATGTTCTTAATCGGCAAGCAATTCCGGGTCTTATGGAGGTGAACGGTGTTGAGTCAAATATGTGGCCTAGTTTTAAGCACAGTGATATCGAAAAGCCTGATATGGCTAGGTTTTGTGACGCTGTGTATAAACTTGTGGGTGTGGGTGCCCTGCAACCATCGGAAGAACTTAATCGGGTTCTTGGGGATATCTTGGGTGTTCCTGTTGACGTTGCTGGTATAAAAACCGGAGTGAATGATAACCATGAACCTAGTGGTTCCAATGCCAAAGAAGAAGATCAGGAATAATCATGAGTGATGCTATCAATAAAGTGCTATATGAAGGAGACATGCGTGTCGATGATGTGGCTACTGCTTTTTTAGACGCACTTGACAGGTATAAAAAAGATATAGATTACGCAGCTTTAGAATCAGCTATTGAGGCTGATGATTACGAAGCTGCAAAGAAAGCTTTAAATACTGACGAATTTGATTCTTTTCTTTTTGGTTTGGGTGTTGGCATTGCTGCTTCTTTTGTTGAACTTCTGCAAGAGTCCTTTATAACAGGTGCCAAGACAGCCATACTTGAATTAGAGGATTGGCAAAAAAAAATAATAGTTTTTGACACACTGGGACAACGTGGTGTGGAAGCAATGCGTAAACAAGCCATAGCTGCTGTTAAGGACGCTGTTACAGGTACGGTTGAAGGGTTCCGTAAGGTCATGGAAACCAAGGCTGGTGTTTATGACGATATAAAACGCCAAGCCAAAGAGATGGCAGAAATATACGGATTACTACCAAATCAAGCTGTAGCCGTTTCCAATTACAGGAAACAATTGGAAGCCAGAAAGGTTTTTGATTTAACTACTCCTGCTGATCGTAGAATAGATGCACTTGATAGGTTATTGGTGCAGCGTCATATGACTACAGGTGGTTTAACTCAGGAACAGATTGATAAGTTGGTAAATAACTATTCTCGCAGCCTTTTAGAGCAACGGGCATTGACTATAGCGAGAACAGAAGTGATGTCAGCTATCAACACAGGAAGACAAGAGCTTTGGGAACAGGCAATAGACCAAGGTTTGATTGACATAAATTATGTGCGGAAGTTTTGGATTGTAACACCTGATGATAGATTGAGAGCAACCCATGCAGCAATTCCACTCATGAATGTTAATGGTGTAGGCATACGGTCTTTTTTCGTAACCCCATTTGGAAACGTCTACGGGCCACAAGACAGGCGTGTTGAGCTTATAAATTGTAGATGTGTTGTAGTCATTCGTTAGATATAAAATAAAGCAAGGAAAGGAGAAATTATGCCCAATAACAGAGTGGTTATAAAAGGTCAACTAAAAAAGGTTGACTTGGATAGAAAGACGGCATACGGTTATGCGTATGTATCAACCTGTGATGGGGAAGGGGTGGTAGATCACTCCGGTCAAACGTGGGACATCGAAGAGGTAAGAAAAACAGCACATCGTTTTGTTCTTGAGTGTCGCACAGGCGGGGAGATGCACATTACCAAAGGGGGTGCCGTTCTTGTTGAGTCGATGGTGTTCACCAAGGCACTGCAAGAAGCACTTGGCATTGATTTGAAGAAGGAAGGTTGGTTTGTCGGTTTCCGCATTGATGATGATGCTCTGCTTGAAAAAGTAGAAAAAGGAGAGCTGACCATGTTTTCAATCGGTGGAATGGGAATCGAGGAGGCTATCAATGCCGATACCTAGATCAAAACTTAAAAGCGTTGTACTGGATGAAATTTCGTTTGTGGGGTCTGGTGATAATCCAGAAGCCCACGTTATGCTTTTGAAGATGAAACCCGGCCCAGTACCGGAAATCACCGCTGTTGCCAAGGATTATGATGGTGACAGAGAAGCCCTTATCAAGATTTGGGCTGCTGCCCGTCCACAAGCTATCACCAAATCAACCGCAACTTCCTTTTTTGAAATTCTGTATAACAGGCAAATTCGTGATATCATTTGGGACATGGTATGGACTCTGGAAGACTCCATTAGTTCTATCATGAATGATGATGGGGTGTCTTCCAAAGGGGAAGCCATTACCTCTACCGTTGACCAATTCCGAGAAGCAATAACTACATTAACAAAAGGAGAAGAAGACATGCCATTGAAAGAACTGCAAAAGAAATTGGATGATGCCCAAGCTGTTATCACTAAGCTTGAGGGTGAAAAGGCTGACCTTACAACTGAGCTGGATACGTTGAAGGTCAAGAAGGATGATGGTTCCTGCGCTGCATGTGGGCATGTAGAGCCAACCGTTACCATCGACAAGTCCAAACTTTCCCCTGAAGTGATTGCTCATCTTGAGAAGCAAGAAGCTGACCTGTCGGCCCAGTCCAAGCGTCTTGCCAAGATGGAAGAAGAGAGTCTGACTGTGATGGTTGTGGCGAAAGCTGCTTCTCTCCCGCACATCGGCTCTATTGATGAGGTTTCAAAAGCCCTGAAAGACCTGCATAAACTGGAAGCTCCTGTTTTTGATTCCATGTTTGAGC